GGCCCCTATATTGCAGTACCCGGCCTCCCTGGAAAGAGGATCCGCCTGCAACATGAGTCTTGGGGAACCGCTTTGGCAAAGCTGGCTTCTACGCCTCGTACACACTGGTTCGAGGCGAAAATCCCAGGCAACCCTATCACTAAGATTTCCGAGTTACCAACCTTTATCGTTGGGTTGGGACCCTATAAGGATCCCGATTCCAATTTGGGGTTGGGTTGTCGGGTTACCGTCGGGCCTGGTATGTCCGTGCTACTCTCGAGCGCTCACGTGTTCAAGCAGTTGTCGCGGCTCGCCGAGCCGGCCTTGTGTGGGAAGGACAAAACCGTACCTTTCGACCCGGACTGGCCGATTTGGTGCTATTCTTCGCAGTCAGCGCTGGATGTGATTGGGGTTGAGGTCCCAGATCATGTCTGGTCCTTTCTCGGGGTTACGGCTGCCAGGACCGATGCAAACCCCCCAGAGAAGTTTGTCGCACGCGTCTATGGTTACGACGGCTCAGAGGTTGCCATGTCTCTGGGTCAGGCGAAGTGTGGACGAGGATTCACGTTCTCGCACACTGCGTCCACCGAGGCTGGGTGGTCAGGCTCCCCGTTGTTGCGCAACGGAAAAGTTGTTGGAGTGCACCGCGGTTCATGCCCAAGCGGTACCTTCAACACCGGAGTCTCAATCCAGCCATTCCTTATCGGCGAAGAGACCAAGGATCACTCCAAGGCTTGGACCCGTGTTCCGGAGATCGATGGTGACTATGACGAGTTTGACATTCTACTTAAGGGCCGGAAGGCCCGGGTGCGCGCCTCTAGGGGCCAGTACTCGGTTCGTTCGGACCCTGACTGGGAGCCTCGCGGGAGGCGATGGTCGGACTACGTGGACGAGGACGGTGATGAGCTGCCCGACTTCCCGTTGTTTGAGTCCCGCTTGGCTGGCCGCCACGCTGTGTTGGACTCCGTAGTCGATGAGGCTTTCGGTGAGGCTGCGGCCTCTCGGAAGTCTTCCGAGTTCGGAGTTCGACGCGACCAAAACTCGCTTAGCGTGAACGTGGAGACGCGAACACGCCCAGTGTCGGAGGAGGCATTCACCGGCATTGGGGCGGGCGGCGGAGGCGTTGCGAACTCGGGAAATGCGAAGGCCCCACATCACTCGGGTGGGGTTACTCAGAGCTCTCAGTCATTGGAGAGTACGAGTGGCACGAACATCCCCATTGGTGGGTTGAAGGGTGGGAGTACTGTGGGCGAACACAATGTATCTTCCATCCGCCAGCTCCGCCAAAAGAATTCGGAACCTGGTCAAAGGGTCTCGGGTTCGCCTGGCCGCCAAGGGGGCCGAAAGCAGAAAAGCAAAGCTTCAGACTCCAAGCCGCCAAGCGCGCCGAAAGGCAGTGCGAAAGCGAGCGAGAAGTCTGCACCCGAGCAGAATACTCAGCTTTCCTCCAAGGACTTGCAAGCGAGAGTCGACCGCATTCAGTCAGAGCTGTCGAAACCGCGGGTCTCTTCGGAGAGTGGTTCCAAGGCCATTACTCTCCTGAGGGATTTGCTCTCTTACGCGATGCGCTGCGAATCGAAGCCTGTGTAAACATGGATGCCTCGCCCGGTGTACCATGGATGAAGTTGGCTCCTAATAACAGAGTTATCATGCGAGAGTTTGGGGGGGTAGTTTGGGCGTGTGTGATGCAACGGTTAAAAGCTTTGTGTACATGTAATTGCAGTGAAATGACGGCTGAAGAGCTAGTCAAAGCAGGATTGTGTGACCCAATTCGGGTCTTCGTCAAGAACGAGCCCCACTCCACCAAGAAATTGGAGGAGGGGCGTGTGCGATTGATTATGTCGGTCTCACTTGCGGATCAGCTTGTTGAGCGTGTGCTCAGCTCCGAGCAGAACCAATTGGAGATTGCTTCGTTCCACCGCCTGCCTGTCAAACCAGGTATGGGCTTTAGTAATGAGAAGATCGACCTCGTCGGTGCCCATTTCGACAAATTCGAGGAGCTTGTCTCTTCGGACGTGTCGGGGTGGGACTGGTCGGTGTCTGCGGCCGAGCTTCGGTTTGACGCAGAGCGCCGGGTAGGCGCCGCCGGGGTTCCGATGGATCACCCTTATGCTAGGGCACTTCTAGCCCGTTCGACATGTCTTAGTCGGTCAGTGATCGCGTTCTCGGATGGTGAGATGGTTGCTCAGCGCTGGGATGGTGTGCAGAAGTCCGGGTCCTACAATACCTCCTCGGGTAATTCGTGGATTCGGGTAGCTGCTGCGCGCTTTGCCGGTGCTGGCGAAGTCGTTGCCATGGGTGATGATTGCGTAGACGACGGGGCGGACGCTGAGGTGATGGCGGTACTGGGCCATCCTCTCAAAGACCAAATCGTCGTTGACGGTCAGAACCCATCGTGGTGCGAGGACGTTAACTATTGGCCGAGCGAGCTGAGGGACGACGTACGCAGGGTGTTGGCACGGTACGCTTGGGAACCGTACGACACCTCCATGGTGCCGAGGGTCGACTTTTGCTCACATTGGTGGTGTAAGCTGCCAGGTGAGGAGAGGTGGATTCTTGCGTACCGTGGATGGCGCAAGTCCTTGTTTAGGCTCGCATGTGTTCGGAAGGACAAGGAGCAGCATTTGGGTGAGTTCATTGGCTTAATGGCTCACAGTCCTGTGACGCCGCATTGCGTGCGCATGCTTTTGGACAGTGGCTGGTGTGATGATTTCCAGCTATTGTAGTTCGTGCTATAGTCATCAGGTTGTCAATGAAATGCGGACATAAACGCTACCTACTGACATGAAAGAGGCAACTCAGTAAGGCAAAGGTGCTCGTGAACGGGCGCCCGTGTGGAGGCCGGGTAACCTGCCCGGCGTAAGCGGATGCCATGCTGCGTAAGTCTGCGCGCGAAGACCCTACCTTCGGGACTCGCGTGTTCGTCACGTCTGCGGACCGGGCGGACACGAGGAGAACGCTGGATTCGGAGAGCGAGCAGCAGCGGTGCCGGCACGTCGCGTGGGCATTCGGTCTTCACATGACTCGCAGGCAAGTGATCCTCTGGAGCAGGGTCGTGCAGCGGGACAAACCAATTCCTCAGCGGAGCGTCTGGAAGGCATCCAGGCAACCTGCCGCTCCTGGACGGGTCTTCCTACGGCCCCAAGACGTGAATTTCTTGGGGTGGCGAGGACTGGTCGGGCCAAGAGGAGGAAGGTGCGTTGACAGCTGATTTCGGCTCTGTCCCTTCGGGCTAAGTGTCGCAAGTTCAATCCTGCGGGTTTGGCGCCTTGGGCGTCGGTCGCGTTTGCCTTCCTG